GGCACTTTGGTGCAGGCGGCACTTGAGCAGGGGATGCACTTCTACAGAATCATTTTAATTGCGACCACGATGGATGAAAATTTCGACTGGTCGAAGTATTCGAGTCAGTTTCAAGAAGTGCTAGTTTACTGGTCCGACGCAGATAATATTTGCGGGCAATCTACCTACGGACAGCAGGGACTTGTAGGTCCGAAGAAATCACACCCTTGTGTTCTTGCCCGTTATCTTCCAAACATGAAGCACTTCGATTGGATCAAGCCCGTTTCACTAAAACTCTTTTCAAAAGAGTGGGCAGACTTTTTAAAATAGCTCGGAGGCACCGTGCGGAGAGCGTTCTAGGCCGCAATGACCCGCATTACCTCCGAGAGAATGACACAGAGCAGAACCCTTGCAGCTTATGCGGGGGTTGTGTCCTGCGCCATGCAGGTGTGAGGCGAACAATTATTGCGTCATAGCTACGGCTATGCCGGCGCTTCACAGTTCCCGTCCTCAGTTTAACGTGATGGCTGATTAACAAGATACGCTTGTTACTTTGGCCTTCCCACAAACCACACTGAAAGGGATTTATGGCTGGTGAAGATAAAAAGGGTGAAGCTCAACAAAAAGTTGACCGCCCTTCATTAGATTCTATATTTTCGGGAGGGTCAAAACCCGTCCCCGAGGAGAAGGATAAGAAGGAAGAAAAGAAGCCTCCGAAGAAGGATGACAAAAAGTCCGATAAGCCGTCCCCCGATGATAAATCGGAAAAGGCTAAAAAGGACAAAGAGGACAAACCTGAAAAGGACGATAAAAAGTCCGATAAGGAAGAGTCTAAAAAGAAGTCCGACAAAGAGGAAGGCGACGATTCGACCGACGACTCGTCTGACGATTCGAAAGAATCGACTGACAAAAAAGAAGACAAAGCCAAGGATGATCCTTGGGAGTCTGACGATAATCCGTACAAGAAACGTTACAAGGATACTGCAAACTATGCGACGCAGCGGCAGCAAGAGCTGGCTGACCAGCGCCGTGAATTCGACGGGCTGAAACATCAGCTCGAAGTGATGCAGAAGAAGCAAGATGGAACGTGGACGGAAGAAGATGAACGGCGCGAAACAGTTCAACCGGAAGACGTAGCGCGAACAGCGCTTCGGGCCGGAAAAGCAGTCGCTTCCCGTGAGTCCGCTTACGAAACCTACGGCAAAGAACAGGTTGATGCTGTCCTCGGGGAGTTTCATAAACTGTTTGGCGAGAATTCCATGATTCAAGATTCAGTGATGAATTCTGCTAACCCCGTCATGTCCGCGTTTCGTATTCTTAACCGCCATAACTTTGAAAAGAGGTATGGCGACACCCCTGAAAAGCAACACGCGGCTATCACCAAAGAAGTCACGGACGAGCTTCAGAAAAAGATACGGAAAGAGATTCTCGATGAGATCCGAGAAGGCAAGAAGTTAAAAGATGAGAATGTCGAGGGAATGTCTTCGTCCCGAGGCAGCAGCGAGAGTAGCGGACCTAAAGTCGAACCGAAGGCTACTTCGCTTAAAAAGCTTTTCGGTTAATCTAAAAAAACCAGGAGACCAAACGTGAGTTACATTGAAATACTAACCTCCCACGGGCTGACCGTTGAACAATGGGAAGATAAAATCTTCTCTGAGTACATCGGTGAGCTTGCTTGGAAGCACTTCATGGGCACCTCGGCCGATATGCCCATCCAGGTCAAAGAAGACCTGACCAAATCGGATGGCGACGCTATTACGGTCGGCATTCGTGGCCGGCTTGTCGGCGGACGCGTTGATGGTAATGCTAAAGGCATTGGCAACGAAGGTACTGTCGCGTTTTTCAGTCAGAGAATCACTATCGATAACTACCGTCGATTGGTGAAGATCGAAAACATCCCCATGTCCCAAAAGCGCGTGAAGTTCGACGTGCTTGAGGAAGCGCGGGGAGCGTTGCAGGATGAGGCCCGAGTGGATTTGGACGACGATATCACTATCGCTGTTTCTGACACTGCTACCGGTCGAGTTCGTGGTCGATACCTCTATGGCTCCGTTGACAGCAACTGGAATGCCACCCACGCTACCGCTTTGGCGAACGTGGATAGCTCCAGCGATCTGTTGGCTACCAACATGATCGAAGTTGCGAAGCGCAAGGCAATCATCCCTGTCAATGCGTTGGCTAAGATTCGTCCCATGAAGGTGAAGGTCGGAAAGAACACTGAAGAGTGGTTCACTTTCCAAGGCCACACCCTTTCGGTTCGGGATCTTACCCGTTATGATGCCTCGTGGAGAAATGCTCATTTGAACATTCCGCCCCAGGCTAACAGTGAGTCCCCCTTGTTCACTGGTTCTCGTTTCAAAGGCGCTTGGGACGGCGTTCTTGTGTATGAGTATGATCGCTTGCTTATCGAAGGAAGCGCCGGAGCTTCGTCTATCGACGTTTCTCACAATCTTCTGTTGGGGGCACAGGCCGTCGCGGTGTGTTGGGGACAGCGTTCGAAGTTTGGCGAAGAGGAAACTGATGTCGGTCATGATCGGACTTACGAGATTCACGAAATTCGTGGAATTCAAAAGCTCGCTTACGATCGTTCAACCGTGGAAGACAACGGGGTTGTGCACGTATTCGCTTCAGCCGTTGCTGATGCCTAATCAGTAAAGGAAAGGAAGAAATATAAATCATGGCTCTTACTGCTGTTGAACCTACAGGGGTTTATGGAAAGAAGGCTCTACCGCTCGAAGTGGTTGGGTCTATGCTTCCACTAATCCCTTTCAAGGCCGTTCCTGCAAACGACACGTCGATGACGTTGACGTTTCCGCAGTTGAGCATTATTCGTGGTTGGGTCATTCAAATCAGCGGGTCCACTGGAGCGATTCTCGGTGGTGATTCTAACGGCGCCCTCGGCGCGATAGTCACTGCCTCGGGAAACGTTCTGACGATTGCTGATGGAACCGACATGGATATTTCAGCTCATACGGGCGGGGCCATTCATGGCTTCGTTTGGGGCGACGCTAAAATCTAATCTGTAGGGGGGCGATAAACCGCCCCCTGAATTTCAAACTCAATGTCCGGCCGCTTGACGGCGGACGAAAAGGAGATTTTCGGTGGCTAACATTAATAACAAGCGGGAATGGTTCGTTCAGTTGATCGACACCCGCAAAAAGAAACCTGTCAATGACGACAGTGGTCAGTTTCAGGTCTATACCGCAGGCTCTGCGGCCCGCGCTACGATCTACAATGCGTCAGGGGTAGCTCTTACCCAGCATCTCGGCGCTGGCGGTGCAGGTTTCGTTTCTCGTACTATGACGGACGGACAGCTTTCGTTCTACACGAACATCAGCGTTTCTACCGTTGACATCTCGGTTCTTACGGTCAGTGGCCGCGCCTATTTCTTGAAGGCTCTTAAGCCTTCGAATCATCGCGTAGACGTTGATCCGGAACAGAGTCATTTCAACTTGGTTGTTCCTCTGGACGATGGAGCTTCTAATACCGCGCTTCGAAGCACTGGTTTTTCGCTTCGTAAGGGAATGATCATCGAAGATGCTTTCATTCGTGTTACTGCTGCTGGCGCCATGTCTACTGCGGCTGCAAAAACGATGAACGCGGGTGTTGCTGGTGATAGCGATGCTTTCTTGGTTGCTATTCCTTTCAGTACTACGGGCTATAAGCGCCCTGTCCTCGCTGCTGCGACCGGGTTGGTCTTGGCGACCGTGCAATACGGAACCCAACTTGCCCAGTTCAACACAGGTGCTGATGCAGCTACCGCTGCTGGCTGGATTTGCCGGCGCAAATACTTTGTTCCTACCGCTACCGTTCTTTCTTTCGCTCGGGCCGCTGCTGCGACCTTGACCGTTGGAACCACGGCCGGCAACAGGGCCAAGATGTATTTGTTCTTGATGTACCAACTCGATCCTACCGTGGTGGCTGTAACCACAGACTAAGCAACCTCTGCATAAGTTTCTGAAGGGGGAATTTATGGAGTTAAGTGAACACATACAGGGGCGGATACTCTCTGCCCCTGTATTTATCAGACAGATAGAAGAGAAGATTTTAGCAGGGGAGTATCTTTTTGAAGATGCCCCTTGTATTTGTGGATCTTCAAACGAGATTGAGCTTAGCAGGAGTGACCGGGACCAGCTTGGTCACAGGTTGGTCATATGCGCCGAGTGTGCGTTGGTTCGTGCAAATCCTCGGATGACGGCGGACAGCTTTCGTCGGTATTACAACGCTGAATATTTGGATCTTAATGTCGGCCGGGATATCATACCGGACCATGACACTAAGGTCTACATGACGATTGACGAGCCCGAGTCGGGATTCAAGGCCCAATATAATAGTGGTAAGTCGCTAATCAACTGGCTTGACGAGAACGACATCGCTTTGCCTAAAGTGGTGGTTGAGATCGGGTCACGATGGGGCGGCTTGCTGCAAGCCTTTAAGGACGAAGGGTCGGAACAGATTTGGGGAGTTGATTTTGGTGACGTGGCAGCTCAGCCGAGTTATTGGGCTTACCAGAATGTTGATGAGCTTGTAACCTTAAGGGTTCAAGCTGACCTTATAGTCATGCAAGGGACCCTAGACCATCTTTCGGACCTCGGTGAGCTTAAAAAAATAAAATCTCTTTTGAAGCCGGACGGACTGCTTTATGTGCAGACGCCCGGCTTTTTTAGTAAGGACCCTAATGTTTTTGTGTGCATGGGTCGGAACTACCATTTTTGCCATTCGACATTGGCTTATGTAATGTCGCAGTTTGATTTTGAAGAGTTCTACGCGGACGAAGAAATTCGATCCCTATGGCGTCACCGTGGGTATGAAGACGTGTTCACGTCTCCCTGGAAGCCCGTGGAATGGGTGCAACATTCATTGGACTACTTGTTCAAGAAGGATGGGGAAGAACGAAAATCCCCCCCGTTCCGTGGTCAGTGTAAGTTTAGCCGTAAGCTTCTTTATTCGAATGCGCGGAAGAATCTATCTCAGGGTATTCCGGACCTCAGAGAGCTTACCGGAAAGGACTTCGGCCAGGTCGTAATTGTTGCTGGCGGACCTTCGGTTGACGGGCAAGTTGATAACATTAAATGGTTGAAGGGTTGCGGTTATCCGGTGATCGCGATTGCTCGGATGTATCCCTGGTGCTTGGACCACGACATCATCCCGGACTACTGCATCTCTCTCGATTGCTCTTCAGAGCAAGAGTCCTGCTTCACCCGGTTGAACACCAAGACCAAGTTTTTACTCGCTTCCTTTTCTCGGCCCTCGATTGTTAAGCGGACCGAAGCATATAACCGCTACATCTTCGACACCCAGGATACTCGTAAGCTTAAGGAGATCCGAAGAGAGCAAGGTTATGATGTCTGTACCATAGTTAATGCCGGGGGCAGTGTCGCAATAAATGCTCTGTCATTAGCGATGAATCTAGGATACTCGGAGCTGCATGTTTTTGGACTTGATCTCATGGTGCAGAAGCAAGAGCAGACCCACGCGACGGGGATCACGGGTAAGAGCGTTGAATTTGATTTTTGCACCGTAACCGTGAAGGGGGAAGAGATCCTGACGACGCCTTCCTTCTTAGACTTCACCGAGCAGACCCTGGACTTCATTTCATGCGGTCACGATGCCGGACTTCTGAAGTCAATCAAGTTTTATGGTGAATCGTTTATTAACAAAGTGTGGGATGGACAGTGGCATGAGGAGGAGGGGACAGATGTTGCAGTTAAATCCTAATCATACGTTTGTGATAGCAGAGGTTGGCATTAACCACAACGGCAGCATGGAAATGGCAAAGCAGCTTATCGATGCTGCAAAGGATGCCGGCTGTGATGCGGTTAAGTTTCAGAAGCGAACCCCGGCAATGAACGTGCCGGCTCATCTTTGGGACCAGGAGCGCGATACCCCTTGGGGCGAGAGAATGACCTACCTCGCTTACCGGGAGCGAATCGAGTTCAGCTCAGAGCAGTATGTTGATCTTTTTAAGCACGCGTCAGCGCGTGGCATCGAAATGTTCGCGTCCCCGTGGGACTGCAATGCGGCTGATACCTTAGAGTGTATGAACATGCGGTTGTTCAAGATAGCTTCGGCTAAGGTTACAGACCTTGAGCTTATACGCCACATAGCAGGCTTCCATAAGCCAGTTATTATGAGCACCGGAATGTGTACGCGGCGGGACATCTGGTACGCAATGAATATTCTTTACCCGGCTTGCCCGTGGATTGGGTTGATGGTTTGCACCTCCGATTATCCGGCTAAACCAGAAGACTTGAACCTGAATCGTCTTTATACCTTCATGCATGATTTTCCTGATTGCCCTATTGGTTATTCCGGGCACGAACCGGGGTTATGGACCACTCTTTGCGCCGTGGCTATGGGAGCGGCAATCGTTGAACGTCACATAACACTTGATCGTGCCCTCCCTGGAACAGACCAGGCTGCTTCAGTGGAGCCTGGCGGATTCAAGACTCTTGTCCGCGAGATTCGCAACCTTCAGGTTGCGCGAGGGTCCGGAGAGATCCGAGTCTTGCCCTGCGAAGCCGGAAGCATAAAGAGGCTTCGAGGATGATTGCAGACCTAGCCTTTGTTGGTTTTGTTATCTGCTTAGACATGGCGTTTTTTGTGTGGTTGCTGACGGAGAGGAAGAAATGAAAAAGGTTTGTGTGGTTCAGGCACGGATGGGGAATTCGCGTATGCCTGGAAAAAACGGTTTGATGATTCTCGGGAAGCCTCAAATTTGGCATGTGCTGAATAGAGTAAAGAAGGCAACCACGTTCACAGAAATAATGCTGGCAATTCCTCACGAAGCAAATGGCGGGATCATGAAGGAGGCAGCGCGTGACCTTGATATTCCTGTTTTGGATTACAAAGGTAATTCTGACGATCTTGTTCATCGGTATTGTCTCGCTGCTGATATTATGGATGGTGACATCATCATTCGAATTCCTGGCGACAACACGATGATTGATCCCGACGAGATTGACCGCATTGTGAAGTTCTATGACGGTAATCCGGCGAGGTGGAATTGGCTGACAACAAACTTAGACCGTAACGTTATGGGTAATGGCTACCCTGGCGGATTGGGCGCCGAGGTTTGGGACGTTCGCTTTCTGCATTGGCTCGATAAAGAAGTCGCTTTTGACAAAGCCTACAAAGAACATCCTCATAAATGGGCTTTCGAACATCAGCAGCTTCGGACAATCTCCGCGCCGGCTGAGATCCGAGCCCCGGACTTAGATTTAAGCTTGAACACTCAAGAGCAATACGAACTTGCCCTATACGTTTACAAAGAACTTGGTACAGACTTCAGGGCACGGGACGTGCTTCGTCTACTCGACACACGTCCCTTCATTAGGCAGGGCACCCTCTTCTAGGCGTCATCACGGCGCCTAGCCCTGCCCCACCCACGGCCGGGGGAATACCCCCTTGTTTCCCCGGCTTGTTTCTTTTGGAGGTAACTTAGTGAGTACAGGAACGACATTCGATCATCTTCGTAAGCGCAACCAAATCGTTGAGGCTGCGCTTAGACGTGTAGGCGCGATCAAGCCGGGAGAAGTGCCTTCGCAGAACCTTATGCGCGACGCGGTGCGGGATCTTAACGACATTCTGCGCGAAGAAGATCAGGACCTATCAGGCGAAAAGGCGGCTCTTTGGGCTATGTCTTCTCGTCATTTATTTATTGAGCAGGGGCACAGGATCTACACCCCTGACGATGAAGCTCCAGACGGTATTCCCGAAAACATGATGGAGCTGTTGAACGTGTTCTGGCGGGACACTCGTGGCACTGATACTCCAATTCGAATTCTTTCCCCTCGGGACTGGCAGCTCACTACACCGAAGGATGAAACTGGAGATCCGCAGGCAGTGTTTGTCGATCGAACCCTTGAGCTTGCGGACCAAAAGCTTTTTGTGTGGCCCGTCCCTTCGGACAGTGACAACACTGCTGGCGATAACTTTGGCACCCTCAGCACCGTGATTGGAACGGATGGTGAGTATTATGATTGTATCTTGGGACACACTGCAAGCGCGGAGAACCGCCCGATTACAGGAGCAGACTGGCCCCTCTTTTGGCAGCTTACGACTACGGTCGGCGCCGTGTGGGCGACGTCCACTGCATATACGACTGCCCAGTCCTTGCTGCTGCACTTTAAGAGGCCACTATACGATTTCGATGGACCGGAAAGTGATCCGGATATGCCTGCGGGATGGTCTAGTTACTTGCTCTGGAGACTGTGTGTCTCCCTTGCATCAGGAGAACAATTTAAGGTTCAGGATGCAACTTACAATAGATTCTTGAAGCAGCTCGACATCGCGGCTAACAAGCTCTTTCCGTCGAAGCGCGTGCAGTCCACGGACTACCACAACAAAGCGAGGTATTTCTAAATGACAATCTCCGAAGCAATGGATGTTGTCCGGGCCTTGTGTGGTAAGCCGGACGTTGACCCTATCCTCGTTCGTTTTGCGATGGATGAAGGTCGAAGAGAGATTGAGAGGCGGGGAAACTACTATTGGATGAGCGTGGGCGTTGACCTCGCTGTGTTCGAAGATCAGTACATCTACCCCATAACCACGGCCGTAGATGCGGGCTTCAATTTACCAGACTATAAGCTTTCCCGGTACGCGTTTATCAAACGGTCCGACTCCAGCGGTATCCCTTGGAGCATGTTACCGATTGGCTCTCATGCATCTATGGTCGATATTCATAATTTCGATGCAGAGGGCCAGCCCGACGCGGCTTCCGTGGATAACGCCACCATGTATCTATCACCGATCCCGAATACACTTTATGACGTGGCGCTCTTCTACTTTGCCTGGACTACAAATGATGACGATATCACCGCTACCGACGAGCTGTTTACCCAGTGGCCTATGCTTATCATTTCTTCATCTCTTGCAGTGCTAATACCCATGCTCACCAAGAATAAAGAAGATGCAGCATTCTGGCTGAGCATCCGGGATGATGAGATCAAAAAAGCAAAGGATTTTACCAATGCTCGATTGGGAGAACCCTCGGCCAACCATGTTGTTGACGCAAGTGAAGCGGCTCGGGTGCTTCAGAGTTTGCAGGAGAAGTAAATGATTGACGGTTACCTGATTAAACATTCTGGCGAGATTGCAAACTATACGTTCGAGTTCGCCAACGAGCTTCCCTCGGGCGAAACGATCTCAACCAAGACCATCACCATGTTCGACTCGGCTGAGAACGAGATGTCCGCCACCGGGGTTACTTCGTCTTCTATCAGCGGCTCGACGGTTATCGTCAAACTGGCGGCTATTGGTGATGATTCAATCGGGATGGACTACCGGCTGGTCTGCAAAGTTACCTTTAGCAGTTCGACCCAAACACCTTACAAGATTGCGGAGATTCGGGTCAGAAACAAGGTGATCAATGGCTGATTTTGAAACACTCTTTAAAAAGCAGATGGAGCGGGACGAGGGTCGCAAGAACAGACTCTACAAGGACTCTGAAGGCATCGAGTCCATTGGGATTGGACGCAATATGCGCCGTCCGCTCTCCGAGGATGAGATAGACTATCTCTATCGAAACGATTACCTCAACCACAAAAAAGAAATGATTAAGGCGTTTCCTTGGGTGCTCAAGCTTGACGATGCTCGTTTTGCGGCTTTGTTGAATATGTTTTTCAACCTTGGGGTTGACAAGTTTTCAGAGTTTAAGAATATGCTTCGCTCCGCTGAAGCTCATCAATGGTCTGATGCCGCAATGCATGCTCTTGATAGCAAATGGGCCGCACAAGTAGGGGAGAGGTCAAAGCGTGTAGCACGTCAGCTTGAAACAGGGGTCTGGAACTAAATGGCTGAGAAGATTCACCGGATAGACAAATTTCAGGGTCTCCATGATTACGCGGACTCCTCGGGGAACGAGGGTTATACGCGGGACATGAAGAACGTCTATGTTCGCTATAATCGAGTCTTCGGCCGGCACGGGATGACCAACCTGGAAGTTGCCACGGACGCCTCAGACACTCCTATTCGACACCTTGCACCCTATTTCTCAAACTACATGCGGATCACTCCCAACCGGGTTGAGAAAATGGCCGTAGGTGCTGGCGCCTGGTCGAATATCACCGGGGCAGCTACCCTTAGTGGCACCGCTACCATGATCCCCCAGTCCGTCACTCACAAGGAATATTTCGTTTTCACGAACACGGTTGTCCAGCCCTACAAATGGTCCGGCTCAGGTAACATATCGGCTGTCGGCGGAACACCTCCCTATTGCAAGAGCCTAGCTCAGAATTGGGGCTTCCTCTTTTTGTTCTACACCTCCAGCGACGGCATAACGTGGGACGAGTACGAAGGGGTTTACTCCGACGACTTCGACGTGGATTGGTCCGGTTGCGGTGGCAACGAGCTGCGCTTCGATGAGACGCCGGGATTTCTTGTTACCGGCGACGACCTCGGGGACAATGTTATGGTCTACAAGACTGATGACATTATCCGCGTTCGCTTCATCGGCGGACAGCTTCGCTTCTCGCAGAAGCGCCTCCGCTACTCTCAAGGAATTGGTGCAAAAGCCAGCCTGGCCAAGATTGGAGTCATAGGCCACGCGATGTTGAATGGGTCTTTCCAGCTCGTTTTTTGTGATGGTGAGATCGTTAAAGAGTTGCCCGCAAAGTTTCAGCATCATCTCGACCGCGTGATGTATCAACCTTTCGCGTATCAAGCCTTCGGTATTGGGTCTGCGCGTAATTCCACTTACAATCTTTTCTACCCTACCAGCGCCAGCGACACCTACAACCGGGGCCGGTTGATCGTCAACATCGAGACAGGCGAATTTCAGGATCTGACCTATGACGGTCACCATTTCGACCACGGCATCTACTTTCAAGACACAAATGATATAACCCGGCAGAAGCTTCTCGTGGCGGACAATACGGACGTTTACATCCTGGACGACGAAACCGCTACGACAGACATGACAACGCCGATCAGTCGCTACTACACAACGGATTGGACGGACTGTAAGGAGCCCGGAGACAAATACCTAACAGGCGTCGGTCTTCGCTTTCGGCGCAAGGTCGGTACTCGGGTTTCGGTGTCGGTTGCTGTAGACGGTGGCGTACGCTACTTCAGCAGGAAGACTTTTAACCTGAATGGACCAACGATCAATGGTGATTTCACCAAACTTCTTTACCGTCCGGAAACTCCACTTCTCGGAGACGAGTTTAAGGTCAAGGTCGAATTCCATCATGACCGGACTAGTGTCTTTACCGAACTGATTCCGCCCGTTGATATTCTGTTTGAGCCCACGGGCGTCTACATGCTTAAGGGCGACATGGCTAATGTTACCACGGTGTCGTAATGGCAGCGCCTACAAATGCGCGAGTAGAGTCAACACAGTCCGACGCTAACGTAGTTCGCTGGACTGACAACGGAGGGGCTTCGAATGATGTTTATCGTTCCACGGATGGCAGCAGCTATGCGGAGATCGCTTCTGATGTTGCTCTTGGGGTGCAGCTCTATACGGACCAAGCTGTTACGGCCGGTGTCAAATATTGGTATAAAGTCACGAATGATAATGGCTCGACGTTTTCAACCGCTGTCATTGTTGTAACGCAAATTTGTCCGGACCTCACACGGCGACGCCAGGCCATTCCAAGCTTCGATGAAGGCGACACAGTGTCCAGGCTGAATTCCCTCGCGGAACAAGTGCAGGCCAACAATAACAGAGTCACCTTCGTCGGAGGCTATTCTCCTTCGCCTTTTGATCAGTGTGTCGCATGTCCGGGAGCGGATGGTGAGCTGGTGCTTGATTGCTCTGCTGGATGCGGGTCGTTTCTGGTAGTCGTCACTGAAGACATAAACAGCATCACCCTAGTCGGTTGTAGCGGGGTTTGCTTTTCGATTGATTTTCAAATTGCAGCGTCGTCGGATATTGGAATTTGTGGCTGGCCGCTGGAATGTGACAACCAGGGTGATGATTGCTTTTACTCTCGGGTAGACGGCGGGGATAACGGACAGATCATCAAGACGGACGGCAAGACAGTCGAGGAGCTTCCCTAATGGCAGTCCCGACAAATGAGCGGGCAGAGTCAACCTCGTCTACGGACATAACAGTCCGCTGGACAGATATCCCTGCAAGCGTGGAACCGGTGTTGATCTACCGATCAACAAACGGTGTAGACTTCGCCTTGATAACCGCCATTGCGGCCGGGGTCGGACTCTTTCAGGATACGGACATCGAAGGCTTAGTCGGTGGCACAAAATACTGGTACGAGCTGAGTCAGGACGGTGGAGCTACGCGAACTGACGAGTTCGCAACCTGGACACATGAGTGCCCCAACCTAACTAAGCTTGCACCAACACCGGGTATCCCTTCATTCAATAAGGAAAACAACCCGGAGTTTTTAAACATCATGGGCGAAGTGGTTGCTCTCAACTACGGACAGAGCCTGCGATCAACAGCATTCCAGGGCAACGGACAGCCGGCTTTTGAAGATCAATGCATCATCTGCGCGGAAGATGGCAAGGTGGTGCTGGATTGTTCTAAGAACTGTAAAGCGTTTTTAATCATCACCACCGTCGATATCACCTCGATTACAATCATTGGGTGTGGCGGTGTCTGTCCGCCAACTGAATTCGTTGTTCCGCCCGCCACCACGATTGGGATTTGCGGTTGGCCTGCTGAGTGCGTGAACCACGGCGACGACTGTTTCTTTGGTCGGCTAACCGGACCGCTTAGCGGCGGATCAGGTGGCACTACAAATCCAGGTCCGACT